GCCTATGAACACTTATATCTTTTCTTTTACCTTTTAATGTTAATGCAGCATTTAAATACCCATCTTTATTAATTCTTTTCTTCAAAATCTTTTCTTCGGTAAATCTTTTTGAACCATTAGAAGAATACTCTCTTTTTAACGCCATAACATTACCAAAGTTACTAACTTTATAGCAACCTTCATACCCTTGTATATCTTTCCAGATTTCGGTAATATCATTTGTTTGCTGCTGCATTATTATGCTAAATTTAAGATTAACCAAAAATACTTAAAACTATGTTAAAAATACAAAATAATTTATTTAAAAATTAATTTAATATAATTCACGACCTTTAAGCAAATCATCATAATTCATATCCATCTTTGTGTTATAGGAAAATCCGTTATATTGTATGGCTGCAAATGGGTTGCAAACATAGTATTTTCCCAAATTCGACAATGCTCTATCTATATGCTCATCATCAGGAACGCTTAAATATTCATCATAAAATCTTTCATTAACTATATAACAATGAAAGCCAGTAAATGATTTAACAGAATTATCCTCTAAAATCTCTCCTATGTATATCCCACTTAAATAAATATCAAAATTTTTTGGCTTATTTTCTAAGAAATACTTAAAACTATTAGGATTTGTAAACCTAACATCATCCTCCATTATACATATTTCCTTGAGTCCATTATCTTTTGCAAACTGAACGCATTGTTTATGAGCTAGATTGATACCTTTCATGGTAGAATATTGGTCATGGATAGCTGGGAATATCTGATAATTCTTTATACCCTGTCCAATAAACTCCTGCATAAGCCTATCAAATCTTTCATGAGAATCAAAATTGTGGATAACTGCTATTTTCACTTCTCTAAAATCTTGATTATGTTATTAAGAGCTCCTTCGTAAGTATAATACTCTTTGTATATTTCTCCTATTCTTTCTTGCTTATCAACTATTTCCAAATAAGATATGCTGCCCAAAATCTGCTCAATCCTATCAGCGTCCCTTTCTTCTATTATAATACCAAACTCCCTGAAATCTAAATCAAAAGGATTTACAAATTCATCAGATATATATACTGGTATGGTTAAATACTGCATACATTCTGCTATTCTGAAGCTATTTAGTCCATAACCTCTGGGGCACAATCCAAATAATGATTCTGATATAATATCACAAAATTGGTTTATATCATGACCTCTATCTGATATATAGTAATCCGGATTTAATATATTAAATACGTGCTCTCTTACCGGGTGCGTATGCGTACCAATAAACGAAGCGAATCTGCGCTTACGTCCATCCCATTCAAAAGAGTGAGGCATACAAAGAAGTGGTATTTCAACGCCTACCTTCTTACTCATACTGAATTGAAGTACATCTAAGTCTTTCAGGTCAATAATAATACCGTCATCATATTGGCAAATTGTCCAATACTTTTTATCTCTTGGCAGGTTATCCACATATTTTTGAAGCCTATCAATAGCTTGCTTATCATTACCATAATTATTATTAACATGGTATGCGGTCCATTGTATTGGCAGATACTCTCTTTCAGTTTGAGGTATATATTGCTTCGTTACCCAATCTTCAAAAATAAAAAGATTTTCAAAAGGATAAATCGTATTTATTGTTGGTGTAAATTCTGAAGGTACATTTATCATGATTATTTTTTTATCCAAATTGCATCACCCCAAGAGTGATAATGTGAAGCCCACTTTGTTTCTACTCTGTGAAATCCAAAAGGCAAAAGAAACTCATCTAGTTCTTCTACCATAGGGCAACCTTTGTATGTTTCCTGTCTATTAACTTCTAAGTATAATAAATCAAATTGAGGCAATACTTTCACTGACCCCTTTAAAACTTCTAATTCATAGCCCTGAGTATCAACCATAAATAGATTATACCAAGAAGGGAACTCTATACTATCTAATGTTACTATCTTAACAACTTGTGGGTCACCATTAAAAATAACTTCGGAGTGCTGCTCTAAATGCACAAATGGTTCTAACAAGCTATTGCTTTGCCCTTGATTAGTTGTATCTACACACATTACCCCTACATCTGATTTGCTACCAATTGCAACATTTTCTAATTTTACATTAGAGTCACCTGCAAATCTTTGAACTAAAACTTCAAATGCTTCTTTAATTGGCTCTACGTACAAAAAGCCTTTTAATCCACAATCAATATAGTCATCATGTTCTTCGGCCCAATGAGCACCAACATGGGCTACTCCGTTTAGTTCAATATTATATTTTTCAATTATGGGCTTTAATGGTATTAACATATTATACTTTTTGATTAATCCAGTTATACAATTTTTCTATTCCCTCACGAAGTGGTCTTGATGGTTTCCATCCTAATTTTTCTTCTATCAATGTATTATCAGAATTTCTACCACGAACACCAATAGCGTTTGATTCTACATTTTTTATACTTAAATTTTTACCAGAAATATCAATAACCATTTTGGCTAAATCATTAATGGCAATCATTTCATTTGAACCAATGTTTACAGGGTGAACATAATCACTATCTAATAACCTCATTACGCCATCTACTGCCTCATCTATAAAAAGAAAAGACCTTGTTTGCTTTCCGTCACCCCATATTTCTATCTCACCACCTTCTTCAGCAGAAGCTACTTTATAACATACAGCAGCAGGTGCTTTTTCTTTACCATTATTGTAACATGATTCAGGACCAAATATGTTATGGAATCTACAAATTCTAACATCTAGCCCGTAGTTTCTTCTAAATGAATCAAATAGTATTTCGCTAAATATCTTTTCCCATCCATAAGGTGAATCTGGATTTGCAGGGAAACAATCGCTTTCTTTTAATGCAGCACAATCTTCTCTTTCTTGAATATGTTCTGGATATGCACAAGCTGAAGATGAAAACAACATCTTCTTTACTTTGTTTCTAGTGCAATAGTAAACCATGTTTAAATTTACCAATGCAGAATTATGCATTACGTTTGCATCATTATCGCCTGTGAATATATAACCAGCTCCGCCCATGTCGGCAGCCATTTGAATAACTAAATCAAAAGCTCCGTGTTCATTATATATATCATTTTGATTAGGCCCAAATGTAACTCTGCTTACAAGTTCAGGATTCCTTAAATCACCCACTACAAAATGGTCTGCTTCGGACTTTGAGTATTCTGGTTTCTTTAAATCAACACCTCTTACCCAATAACCTTCTTGCTTTAATCTTTTTACCATGTGGCTACCAATAAATCCACCTGCGCCACAAACTAATGCTGTTTTCATGTTTATTTATTTAGTTTTAAATACCATTGTTTTTTAAAAAACCATACTCCAAAATTGTTTAAAGTATCTTCTGATTGCAATACATTTTCAGGATTAAAGCTCCTATCACCAAGATTATCTCTTACAAACACTTTAGGAACAACTTCTTCAACTGCTCTACGTACTTCATCTGCATTATAATCATGTCCTGCTAGTATACATTCATCTTTAACTTTTGGATACCAAGCTCTAATTTCTTTTTTAGTTTCTTCATATTCATGTGATGAATCTATGTAGCAAAAATCAAGGTATCCATCATTAAATAAATTTGCAGCTTCTAGGCTTGCAAACGGAACCACTTCTATAAATTCACCTAAACCACTTTTGATTATGTTTTCGTAAATTTTCTTCATTTGAAGGTATCTTCCATAATCCATATTGTCTACCATATACAACTTAAACTTCTTTCCAAGTCTATTCAACTCTTGAGCTAAATACAAAGCACTGTCGCCATCAGCAACACCACACTCTAATACCTTACAGTCATCAGGAAGTTCTTTTGCAATTCTTTGATAAAAGTGCGGGAAATCAAACATTAAAAAATCACTCATAATTACATTTTTATAAAATAAGGTGGAACAATATCGCTAGTATCTAACCCATCCCATCCGGGACTAAACCAAAATGTAGGAAATATAACTTTTTTATTTTCATTTTTATTGAGCCATCCGCCCCACCAACTAAATGTACTAGGGCTACATATCTGATGCTCACACCAGCTCATCTCTAATAAATCTGATACCTCATCACTATTACCAGAAAATTCGCAATCATTTCTGTGCTTAAAGTTCTCCATACACCATTCAATGTCATCAGAAAAGAATTTAAACTTGTATCCCGGAAATTCAGCCATAGCTTTTTCATACCATTCTACTTTTACTTCAGGGTGCTTATCCCTTAATTGAACATAATCTCCTCTACGGACATGGCAAGCAACATATCCGTCTTTCTTATTGTATGGGAAATTAAATAAATAAAGTATCTCGTTTCTATACTCGTCAAAGTATTTAGCCGTTTGCCTATATCCTTCTATTGAAATATTCTTATCTCTCCATTCTTCGTTAAAAGGTAGTTCTTCATAACTATGTTTACCTTCCCATAAATTAATCTTCTCTAAGTTAGGATTATAATTCGGGTTGACCAAGTGTAAGCAATATATAGGATTCCATTTAGGATGGTCGCTATGAGATGGCACAGTAAAATCTAGGTCATGCTTTAATGCATAAGCTATAGCGGTGGCTGCTTCAAAGCACCAGTTACCCATTCTTCCAGCATTTGTAAATGTTACCATAATTAAAAGCCCCCTACGACAAGACGGCTTAATTCACGCAGGGGGGCTTGAACGTCTTGTTTTCGGGGGTATGTCTTATTTAACAACTAACCATTTATTTATGAATTAAGCGATACTAAAATAAATAATTTATTTCATATTCCTCAGTTCTTCTTCAACTTTTTGATAAAATTCTGGGTCTATGTTACAATTTAGCTTATAGTGTGATTCATCGTGAACCAAGTGCTCGTATTGCATACCCGGTACTATGTGCATTTTATTACCCCATTTAAACCAGTTCATGTTTTGATATATACTATCTGAGCTATGTGGGTCCGTATTTGCATCCCAAACCTTTACATAATCCATTGCAGAAACAAAATAGTTCATGCAATTTAAGCAAGTGGCAAAGAACGGCCTATCCATATATTTTGCTACATTATCCTTAGATATTGTCAACCCACTAAATTCTGTATAATCAAATAATGGTTTTGCGAAATCAGGGGCTAATATTGTTTTCTTATCCCAAGTTTGAGAATATATCTTATCTATGTATGTTTCATCTATTTGATTATCACTATCTAAAAGTATGCAATAATCTGTTGGTGAATAGCTAACAGCTACGAATTTGTTGGCATAACAATCTTGATTTGTGACATTTCGGTAAAGCTTAACCTTACTTAACTTATCACATTCTTCTTTAAGTCTAGTATACACATCAATATCACTAGCGTCATCTACTATTACAATAGTGTCTATTCTAGCGTCATCATAAACTTTTTTAAAGCTATTTAGGGTCATTTCTACCCTATTCCAAGTTGGGATACAAATACTTATCTGTTGCATTGTTAAAGGTTTGATTCAGAAAATTTTTGATAATATCGCTGCTCTATAAAAGGCTGCCAATTTATTTCGGTTCTTCCTATGTCGCTATATCCGGGTCTTTGAGTGCAAAGTAATGGATATGTTATGTACGTATGTCCATTTGGTTGGACTGTTTTTACTACGCAATTGTCTATCGGAGCCTCTAATCCTGCTGCCAATATCTCCTTCATTCCATCAAGAGATACAGCCCATGCGTGTGTCGCAAATGCCATGTCTAGTAAAAGTAAATTATTTGATGGCTTTGCCTTAAACCCATTTGTGCATTGAGCTCCTAAATACAATATCTGCCAAGTAGGAGGCAATTGCTTTACTACTTGCTCCATAGTGTCATTAGGGTTTCCACAGCTATCTACAAACATTGCATCATCTTCAAATATCAAAACAGATTTTAAATTATTAGAAATCGCATCTCTGAATATCTTTTCTACGGTAATTCTTAAACCTTCTGCTCCATTTTCGTGTGGGGTTGCATTAACCAATTCGTATGGTATACCCCATTTATAAAGTTCTTCAGCTATTTGCAATAACCTATCTGTCCTACTTGGTAGATTTATAACGAGTATTTTATCAAAAAAATCTGTCCACATTAGCGTGTTGGTTTCATGGCAAAAAAATCAGAAAGCTTAGTTTTATTTTCTACTTTTTTTAAATTAACCTTTTTATAATAATCTGCAAATAAAGTCCATCCGCCTCCCATTACCAAATCCGATACTTCTGTATCATTAACATTGAACTTTAATAATCCATCATACTTATCATCTATCAAATTAGGGTATATTATCTTTCCATCTTTACCACTTGTAAGTATGTACTGCTCCCATAAGTTAACCATTAAAGCCTTATTATCAGCATTAGGGTCAACGCCATAAGTATCTTTATTTGGTAGTTTCATTAGAAACATTTCTAAGTAATTATCTATAAAGAACTTCCTTAACCCTCCGTCCATCTTAGCCTCCACAAGTAATTGACCTCCGTATGCAAAGCATTGCAAAGCCATATCCATGTGGAAAAGCTCTACCATTTTAGGCCTAGCGTGATACTTTGAAACCAGCATCCTGTCGAATATCGGGTCATTATCTCCCTTATCATACCTGTTCATCACAAAGCTACTAGCCTTAGAGCCCTCTCCTGATTCAACTACTGAGTTCTGAAAGGGGTCAACCGCACTTACAAACTGAACATAGTTCTTTGGTATAAACAAGCTACCTCTTTTCTCGTACGTTTCTTCTGGTGTCTTAAAATCCTTAGCTCTATGCCATCTTGCGCTTTCTTCATCACATTTATGCCAAACAGCTTTTGTAAAAGGTATGCCACCCTCCCAAACATAGTTGCCATATTCAACAGCCGAACTTTCGTTCACCTTTGCTAGTTCATATAAGTCATTCAATACAACGGCATCGAAGTGACAATTATTGTTCCGAAGCATAAACATTTCCCTTTCATCAAAAGGATTCATCCTTATTTCTTCTTCTAATTGTACGCCTTCTAATTGCTTTCTCTTTTGCTCTAAATACTTCTTAGCTCCTAGCCTTATATCACTTTCATCCAAGTCACCAGCTCCAACATAATACTCAACTAAAAACTTATATTGTTCTTCTGTAGGCTCATTAATAACACTCATTCCAAACTTGTCAATAAAACCTAAGTATCCATCATAAGCCGGAGCAAAGTATTTAACCAATCGGTTAGGTGTCTTTGGATATTTTAAATGGTCTGCTCCATCCCATACATTCTTAAACTCCTCACCACCACTTGTCATTGAGTTTGATGTAGATGGACACTCTATAAATCCAACCCTTTTAGCACCCTTTACAAGAGTCTTACTTACGATTGATATAAATGTAGAAAAAGGGTTTTCTTTTGCCCATTTTCCACCCTCATCAAATAACCCTCTACTTAGTCGTCCTGAGTCATAAGAGTTCAAAGAAGGGGCTCTATAATCAATCCTAGACCTATGTCCTGTATCTGTATCTACTATACTTCCCTTAGCTCCCCTTACCTCTACTGATTTATGAGCAAATACTAATTCACTAACGCTATCTTTATTATTTAATTGCTTTGGTTTTAAAAATACTGGCAACTGCCTGTAACCAAAAGAAACCATGTTTGTAAATGCAGCCTTAGCATCCACTTGGGTTTTACTCGTTAAACCGCAGAAGCTATTCTTGTAAAATATACATTCATAAACCAAGTTAGAAGTGGCTACCGAAGTAGCACCCTCACGTCTTTTCTTACCTCTTACAATACCTAAGCACCAAGGGGTTCTTTCCCAGTGGTCCAAAAATAAAAAGTACCTTCTATCTGTATCTCTATAATCAGGGTATATATCATCCTCTAGTTTCCAAAAGCTTAAATAAAAGTAATTTTTACCTGTTATGTAAGTTGGAATACCATTATTGTAAAACCAGAATCCTTTCTTGCATCTTAGAACTTCTCTATTAGCATAAGCGGCTTGCTCTGCATTTAATAGCGCATTACCATCACCATCATATTCTACAAGAGATAAAAATGCAGGTATTTCTTTTCTTCTCCAATACTGTTCATTGGGGTCATCTGTACCCCAATTTTCTATATCAGACGCATCAGGCTTTTCCGGAAGTTGAATTTCCGTGCCATATATTTTTATGGTTTCTAGCATAGGTTATTTTCTGCTTTCAGCAATGGTTTCTACAAATGGTTTCTTAGCAATGTCTTTTTGCTCATCACCTGTAACACCGGCTATTGCACCTAACGCAGAAGCTGAAGATGATATTGTTTCACACTTCTGAAGTATAGTAATAATTCTATCAAAAGACTTACTATCCTTGCTATCAATGTCAATATTCTCTAAGTTTTGTTTATTTAACGTGTTAGCCATTTCGCTCATCTTTCGCTGTAAAGCGTAATATAGCTTGGCATCACCATTCTCATAAACATTTTTCTGAGATTCAGAATACTGTAATTTCTTTTCTAAATCTTTAATTGTGTTTTTTAGTTCTTCAATTGTTTCCATGTGTTAATTTAGTATTATATCCGGCAACCCTACCTTATACTTGCCTCCTTCATTATGGTCACAAGCCGTTAGGGATATTACCGTAATTTCATGATTATCATTAGTTAAATCCAAAATACCACTATCCTCTATACATATAGGGAATAGTGTGTCATTTGCAAATATATACATTTCTGTGTCACCATTAAGGCCTGCTGTCAATTCTCTGAAATCTTCTAACGTCATCTAATAAACTTTTTTAATGATTTTCTAAAAATTGAACTTTCCTTAGACTCTTTCTTTTGTTCAGGTGTTTTTTTATCTGATTTATAAAATTGCGGATATAAGTCAGTAAATTGCTTTTCTCCAACTTGGTATCCCATTTTATATATAATACCCAATGCTTTTACCTTATCTTCTTCAGATAATTTACTATACCTATCTTTAAAACCGCTAAGTTTAGCTCCATCATTTACAAATGGGGCAACTAAATTCTTTCTAGCTTGACCAACTAATATTTCTAATTTATTAGCCTCAGATGTATTTAATTTAAAACCATTAACTTCTGGTTTTACTGATGGAGGTAAAAATGCAGTATTATCTGTTTTTTTATAATCATTGTATATGGGTTGTGCAAAATTATCATTGTTATTAGAACTTATTCCAAACAGCTTCATTGCTATATTGTCTTTTCTATCTAACTTATCTCCCCATACTCCTATTTGAGAAGGAGGATACTTTCCTGATAAAGCTCTTAATGTCGATGACCTAGTGAGTAAATTATTTTTCAATTGCTCCATAAAAGTATCAGCTTTTTGCTGAGAGTAGTATGGCAATTCAGCTCTTGACATTTGAGCAAACATTGCAGGTTGAACAATATTTGTTCCCATGTTTATTAAATTCAATACATAGGCATCAGCAAAATTTCCACCTTTATCTATTGCTGTTAACAAACCAGATGTATTTGAAAATACTCCATTTTCTATTAACTCCATGCTAGATATTTTCATACTAGATAACATATCTTCCATATACGACATACCATTTTTTCTTTGCTCTGGTGTCATTTCTTCTAGCTTTCTTGACTCTACATTGAGTATATTACCAACATTACCAAACCATTTTAAATCAACATTTAAACTATTTTTAACATCATCAGGATTTTCACCTCTTAAATATGCATTTAATTTAGTTACATTAATACTATTTTGTTGTTCATAGGTTTTTTCTCCTATTCTCTCTTTTTTAGTTGTATCATCTGCATTATTAGAATTTACTATTCCGTTTGAAGCCAATGCACCCGCAATACCAGTTAATGCAATACCTGTAACGCCATGAGCAAACCACTTTTTTGATTGTTGAATATCTAATGACGAACCTGATTTTATAGCCTTTGTTCCATATACCGCAGATTGTAAAAAAGCGACTTCTGGATTAACTAAATTATATACAGACCAAAAGGCATTTAAAGGTATTTTAAGATACGGCATATTAAACTTCTTAAAAATCTCACCGGGTGTTCCGAATACTTTAAATGCTGAATTTACCGCATCATTTAATAAATTATCTTGCTGGAATGTGGATTCTTCTCCTTGCTTAATAATTCTTTCTTGTATTTCTTCTGCTTTTTTCATTGCAACATCATCAGAAAAACCTTGTTTTTTAAAAGCTCGATAAGCTTCTTCTTTTGGAAATTCTAAGAAATACTCATAATCAATATCTTTTAATCCAAGGTTTTTAGCAAATACTGCTGCCTGAGCACCTTCTGCTGCAAATCTTTGAGGTTTATCACCAATATTCAAAGCCCTAGCTACTATCTCAGCAGGTAAACCTACTGTCGCCTGTATTGATTTGTCGGCAACCTGAGCCGGAGTTAAATTCTTACCTTTAAATTTCCAATCCCATAAATCCTTAATAGATGTAAATGGATGAATCTGAGAGCTATATATTTCTTTTTGGAAATAATCCCTATTGGTTAATCCTGTAAATAATTGTTCTGCTGAAAGTTTACCTCCTTGTAATCCTTTCTTAAAAAATTCTTTTTGTGAAGTAAGTACATTGTTTTCTGGTAATAAAATAACTGTTCCAAATAGTTTATTAGAAACTTTACTTCCTCCATATAAAATCTGGTCTAATACTGTCATAGAAACAGCATTTGGGAACCTTACGGTTGCCTGATTCCATATATTGAAAATAGGGTTATTTACCAAAGAAGGTATACCTAATGTATTTAATTGCATAATAGACAATAATCTATTAGATATATTAGTCTTATTATATACCATCTTATTTAATTCAGTAGCTGACTTTTCAGCTTCTTTTTTCGCTTTTTGGTATTTTAATAAATTTGCCTCAGTTCTATTCCCTTCATCTCTTATTGATGATGCTAATTCATCAACTGAATTAATATCATTAACAAGCTTAGTTATTTTTGCAGCTTCTTCTGGAGTAATTTCACCATATCCAATTGTTTCAGAAATAATTTTTTTGAAGTCATTATATTCTAAAGCTCCATTTTCAACAAGTTGTTTAAATGATTTTCTAATTACTTGCTCTTTTTGACTTTCTTTAAGACCTTTTAATTTTTTCCTAAACTTATCAAGTATTCTATTTTTAGCATCTTCAGGAAGTTCTTCTTTTTCTCTCTTACCAGCTTTACCCTCTATTGAAGATAATTTTGCTTCATATTCTTTTCTAAACTTCTCCTTATCCCAATCTTTTACTTCTTTAGATATGTGCTCAATAGCTTTATTTACAGCATAAACTACGCTTTCTCCTGCTAATACAGATTGTTTCATTACTTCTAATGCTCCATTAATAACTTTAGGAGGAATAGGTACTGCGTATAAATTATTGCCTTTTAATTTAGCATTTTCAAAAAAATCTTCAATCTTCTTTCTATTTGCTTGTCTTTGAGCTGCTCTTTCTTCTTTTAATCCTTTTTGAACTTCTTCACCAATCAAAGATTTAAACTTAGGGTCTTGAACCAATTCATCAAACACCTCTTTATATGAACCCTCTTTGGCTTTATACCATTTTTTAAAATCTTCGTTTCTTCTTTCATTTTCTACAAATTTTATACCTAAAGGTGATTTTTTGTAGAAATCAGAAATTGCAGATATAAACCTACCTTTAGACCTAGCTGATTCATCAAATCTAATTGCGTAATCAGCCCATTGTTCAGCATACTTTAATTTTTCCTCTGGTGTTTTTGCCTCAGATTCTTTAATGTAAGTATCATTTATAGCTTCACTAAATATAAAAGAATTTACATCTCCATGAAACTTATTAGCTTCAGCTAGTGTAACAGCATCATCTGTGCCATATTCTTTAATTATGTTTTTAGCAATGCTTTTAGCTTCTTCTTTACTTTTTACTTCGTATTTTAAATCATCTTTAAATTTCTCTTTTACAGAATCTGATATATTTTCACTACCAGTTATTCTTTTTAAGATTGATTTATCGTTTGTTTTAAGTTCTTCTACTTTGCCCTCCTTAGCACCTTTGGGCTGTGTTTCTTCTGCGGCTTTGGCTTTGCCTTCTCCGGTAGACTCATCCCTTTGCTTTCCTTGTTCCACTCGTTCACGTCCACCCCCTGTGCCTCCAACTTCTTCCTGTTTAGGTTGAAGTACTTCTGCTGCGCTTTGCTTTTGTATGGCATCTTGTATATTTTTAATTGTTTTTGAATCAAAATTACTATCTACTATTTCAGACATTTGGGCTTCTGTTAATTCATCTGCCAATGGCTTAAATTCTTCAGGTAGATTATTTCTTACAAAATCCTTTTTCTTTTTATTAGATTTTATTTTTTCGTATTCTTCTTTTGTTTTTACCTCAGTTGGTTTAACTTCTTGAATTTGTGATTTGTCAAATACTATATAATGCGTTCTGCCATCATCTGATTTCCAAATATATCCATCATATCCTTCTTTTATTAATTGACTTTTTGTTTTTACTAAATCTGCTTTATTTTTAACAGGATTTTTTATATAAACATTTGCTTCAAATGTATTTTTACCATAAGATTTTGCCTCGTTCTTATTATCTGTGAAAAATATTTGATAATGTGGGGACATATCTGATAGTTTTTCTTTTACAGTCTTATCATTTTCGAAATATAATGCATCAATATCACTTAATTTATTTGCATTTGTTCCAGTAAATACTACTTTTGGTTCACCTTTTTCATCAACAACTTTATTACCACTTTTTGACGTAAAGTCTTTAAATTCAGTTGGTTTAACTTCTTCTTTTGGCTTTCCCGCACTTTCTTTTACAGGTTTTAATTCTTGTTTAGCTTCCTGTCTTTCGCTTTTAGTAGGTTCAGACGGTTTAACCTCTGAAGGAACTCCTTCTTTTGCTCCGGCTTCAATTGGTTGAACCTTTCCTTCAGGTCCTGCTTCTGTTGTTTCGTATTCATAAAGTAAATTTTCTACGTTATCTAATAGGTCTTGTTCTTTTTCAGGTGTAAGTTTTGATTCTTCATCTAAGAATTTATTCAATGCAACCTCATCCATTGGCTCTCCGACTATTTCTTTTTCAACACCCAATTGAGCTCTAATATCAACTAATTTAGGAGCAAACCCTCCCATACCTTTATCGTATAAAGGAAAGGCATCTTCTGCAAGACCTTTTTCTAAAGCATCTAAATACTTATTAGCACGCTTGCTTGGTATACCTTCATTAATATCTTTAATAGCTGCCTCTATTTGAGAAGCACTCATTCTTTTTCCAGACCCAGATTCAACATCTAAAAATACTCCAGAATCCGTAAGTTCTTCATATACTTTTTGAGTATTTATATCCCTATCTCTTAAAGTTTTAGCATTTGGCTCAACAACAGCTTCACCATCAGCTTTATTATTGTAAAGAACCTTTCTAGGTCTGCCTGCTTTATTTAACTTTGTAACAGCATCTCTTTCGGTATCTATTGTTAAGCCATTTTCCCTAGCCTTAATTCTTAAATTATTTAATTCAGCTCTCCCATCTGCGCTATTTTTATAGTTTCCGCTTTTCTTAAAATAAGATTCAGCAGCTTGAACTATTTCATTATCTGACACTACTTTATCTGAAACCTTAGTATCTTTTTGTCTTTGCTCAATAGAAGCAGTTCTTTCCGATTCAGTTTTACCACTTAATGTAACAATAGTTTCTCCTTCTTTTTGAGGAGGCTCTTGAGATGACAACAATTCTACCGTTATCTTTTGTTCTGCTGGCTTCTCTAATAAAGGAGATATTAACTTATCATATTTATTATAAACTTCATCAAAAGCTTTTATATCTTCTTCATTCGTTAATTTATTTCTATCTACCTTACCATCTACTCTGTATTGTTCTGCATTTGGTATCTTAGAATCAAGTTCAGCTTGCTCATCTGCTCTTAATTGTTCTACAGACTTTACTTCAGTTGGTTTAACTTCAGTAACTGATAATTCAGATACAGGTATACCAGTATCGCTACCTTCTACAAAAGCGTATTTACCATCTTCTGATATAGATTTTATTTTTCTTGGTTCAGTAAATTGGTCTGTGCCTTGAGATGTCCATTGAACACTATCACCAATTTTAACTTCAGCAGGAGCAACCTCTCCTTCCATTACAGGAGCTTTCCCTGCATTAGCATCTGGTCTATTTTGATTAAACTTAACTTCTGCTAATTCATTTCTAAATTTTTCTGCACTATCTTTTGCTTCTCTTGCCTGAGCTTCAAGTTGAGCTCTTTCATTTGGGTCTTGAGATTGTTCTGCCTGTTGAGATAATTGAGAGAATAAATCTTCTGATTCTTTTATTTTATTATCTAAATCTGTCTTTGATTTTTCAAATGGATTTAGAAGTTTATTTATTTCCTCAGCTTTTTGTAAAAATTCGTTTTTAGCACTCTCAGGTAAGTCACTTGCCTTCAATTCAGCAAATCCATCTCTGTTATTAATAACCATGTCAGCAACTTGCTTAACATTAGCAGCCCTAACAAGAGTACTAGCCTCAACTACATATTTTGCCTTCTTTTGTAAATCCGTAGTTTCTCTTGCTTTTTTAGCAGCCGCTAATGCCCTTAATTGAAATTCATCGGCACTTTCTTTTGAATTATAAACTTCAACAATACTTTTAGGTGTAGCATCTACAAAGTTTGAAACAGCAGCACCTTGCTTCATTGCTAAGGTTTCTTCTAAGGCCTTATTTAGTTTTACATTAGATTTAATATTTTCTGCTGCTCCTTTTAATCTAAACAATAAAGCAACACCTGCCCCATTTGCAATTTCATCAGCAGTAGCTAATCTACCTTCTAATCCTGCATTAGCATAAGGACTAGCTATACTATAAGCAAGAAGGTCTGTACCTGCATTAACAAGTTCTTTAGTTGGCATATTCGCTAATCCATACTGTGCAAGCTTATTCATAACCGACTTGGTAGCAACATTACTACCTGCTCCAAGAATCGCAAGCTCAACACCTGTTTTTAAGCCCCTACCAGCTCCTTTTATGCCTTCTAACGAAGCCTCTCCAATATCCTCACCTTTTTTTCTAGCTTCCCCATATCCAGATAAAGCTTCCTTAGTTGTGATGTATTTAGTAAAATTATTTAATAATAAGTTACCCGTTTTAGTTAAAAAACTTGCTCCTTGAGCTAATTTAGCTTCTGGCAATAATGCGGTAGCTGCAATATCTGGAGCAAAACTAGCAACAGATGACACTGCCTTACCCCAAAATGTATTTGGCAAAGGATTGTTAGCAATAACTTCTTTCATCCTTTCCTGATTACCATGCAATCCTCTGATTACACCACCAAGAGGGTCTAACTCCCACGGAGTAGGAATTGACTTCCCTGTACTTTTTTCTGCTTCTTTCATCACAGCAGATACATCAGGAATATAAGGGTTTTTAGACAAGTCTTTAACTAATGTAGTAGCATCTGCTAATAAATTAGTACCTGCTAATTCAAAATTAGCAAATACATTCTGAACTAAATTTTTAAGCTTCCATTCATCCTTATCCTCCCCATCTTCCTTTGGCAAATTGGTAGGTATCATCAATCCGCCACTCGTTTTTTGAGCAGGTTTTTCAACTCCCTTCTTAAGCAAATCAATCTGCTTTTGACTAAAGCCTTCTAATGGTAATTTTGACTTAGAAGATGGTTGACCAACAGATTGTGCAGTAGATTTACTAATCTCCTTTAAGAAACTATTATCAGCTAATGAAGCTCCTTGCTTTAAAAAATCAGGCTGACTTGGTAATTGTGATGGTATACCCGAAGATACTACAGGAGTAGATTTTTTTTTTAAACTACCTCCAAATTCAGAAAATGGATTATCTTCTTTTTGTTTTATATTACCACCAAATTCAAGAAAAGGATTTTCTTGTTTTTGACCTACATTACCATCAGATTCAGAAAAAAAACTGTTATCTTCCATTTTTACTGTCTTTTTGCGTTTGGATATTTTTTCTTAAATGCTTCCCAATTTTTTTCAGGAATCTCTCCAATTTTACCATCTAAAATAACTGAAATCGTATTATCTTTTTTAGGAGCCGGCTTAGGAACAGGTGTTTCTATTACTTCTGCTTCTACACCTTTTGAACTACCAGTAAGACGCTGATAAATTCCTGTTATCTTATTTAATAAATTCTTATCATCTGGTTTTAATGAAACAGGGTCTGGTAATTCTGTACCTTCTGAGTCTTTCAAATAAAGTAAATACTCTAATGGTTTACCTGATTTATCCCTAACAACCTTTGTATCAGAATACGTATTTTTACCTCCACCTAATGCATAAAATTTACCCAAAAGACCATCTAACGATGTATCATCACCCTTTTTCATTGCATTTGCAACACCGTTTATAAAATCATAATCTATTTGTTTAGCTTTATCTCCAGTGCTAACATTTATCACAGGTGCTTTAGTAACTTCTTGAGTTTTAACTTCATGTGGTAAAAGACGGTTAGCAGTGTTATAAATAAAATTCTTAAACATAATCTCATCTATAGCAGGGTCCTTATAATCAACTTTTCTTTTAGCTTTTTCATCTTCCCATGCTTTATATGCGGCTATCTTTGTATCTGGCTTGGCCATAACATCAGTCATCAACGCATCATCGGCAATAGGCATTGACTCTGTTTTACCGGTTACCGGGTTAGTATATGGCATACTTACAGAAGTAACAGAAATAAAAGGTTTCCCTTTTTCATCAAAATCAACCTTTGTGTATGGAGTAACATAAGCAGTCCACGACTCCTTATTAACCACTCCATTTTTACTAACGGATTGACTATCGCCAGTTTGTGACGATTGAACTTTTGGGAACCAACCGTAAAAGGGGCTTACATCTGTAACTATTGAAGCCAAATTTTTTGGATTATCAAATTGCTCAAAATAATTTTTATTTGGAACAACTGAAGAAGTTTCTTTTATTTTCAATTCACCCGTTGCAGGGTCTAGTTCTGTATAATTTTCTAAAAAACTTTTTGATACTAAAGAATTAGCTTTATTTATATCAATATTTCGGAATGTAGAATTTATTTCTTTTTGTCTTTCTTTTATATTAGCGGCATCTGTTTTTGCCATGTTATTCCATTGAGCAACCTTTGCAACCTTTGAATTTAACAAATTTTGAAATTCTTCTGGACTTTTGCCGATTAATTGATATCCTTCATTTTTTATTCTTTGTAACTCTTTTTGAGTTATTGAATTTACTTGTAAATCAGGAGTAGCATATTGAGGTCCAAATTCTGTTTCTTTTGATAATACACCAAGATTCCTCATTCTATCATCTTCCGCTTTCTTTTGAGCGGCTAACATTGCCCTCATTTGATTTTCATAATCAATTTCAGCTTGCTTATCTTGTCTAGCGATAGCTGATTGCAAAACTTGACCCGGAGCTGGGAAATAGTTTGGTAAAATAAATGCGTAATCTGCGTTGTTATATCCGTCTGCCATGATTTATCCTTTTGATTTAGTTTTTATCCTAAAGATGCACTACCAGTTTTAGATAAAAAATTTCCGTATTTCGTTGGATTTTTTAGCATACCAAATTGCATAGCTCCTGCTCCAATATCTCCAATACCGCCAAATATATTCTGCATACCAGATTGTCTAAGAGCAGCCTTAGCTTGATTATCCATTTGAAATTTTTGAGCCATACTTTCATAAGCCTTATCTCCTTCTGAAATAGCTCCTCTATATGCTTGACCTAAATTAGTAAGCAAACCTGCTTTACTTTGACCTTCAGCAGCAGCTAAATTAGAAAACGCTTCATTAGTTCCACCCTGCAATCCTGAACCAACAGCTATCAACTGAGAAGCATCAGTTGCCCCTCTTTGTGCGTTTGAAAATAGATTAGACTGCAATTGCATGATATTAGATTCAGCTTTTTGTGCTCCCGGCATACGGCCATAGAACATATTTTTATTTACAGCTAAATTTTCCTGCGCTAATGGATTTTTTTGATACTGCTGAAAAAAAGGATTGATTTGATTGGCAAGTTTGTTCTGCTTTATTCCTGCAAAAACTTTACCAAGAGCACCAAGGCCGCTTGTTACAGCACCTCCTATCATAAACGGGTCCATATATATCTAATTTAGATGTTTAAAATTACTATTTATTTTTCAAATTTAACTAATCAACCAAAATAAAATTTTGACCTCTTGATAAGTTAAACCCTACGTCTACAAAATTAATATAAATTATTGATGAATACTGTTGAAATTCAGCCATTATTTGAGGTATTTGTGAAATAACTATATCCCCGTTTAATAGCTTTTGGTCAACCGAACCTGATGCGTTTGGAGATAATCTATCCCTAAACAATCTAGCATACAATATGCCCTCTTGGTTCACATAATCAGTATTTATCAAATCTGTGATTTGGGTATTAGGTAACGTAGTATAAACCACCGTAAAATCAGGCGCTACGCTACTTTCCATAACTATCTCAGACATATCTTTTAATCCGCTTAATGGCTTATTTACTACCCAACAAACTCTAACTGGATATTGAGTACCAAACCAAGTGTTCCACGTGGAAGTATTTGTGTTAAATTCATAAGGAGCACCATTTTTGAAACCAAAGAACCTATTGTCAAAATATTCATATTGCTCACCCATAAATTGATAATCACTTACCCACTTATTCTCAGATAAGTTAAAAACTACTGATTTAGCCAAATTATCCGATATGTCAAATCTATTGATAATAGAGCTTGCATAAGATGGAACCGTAGCATAACTAGGCAATGTAGATGCATAGTTCTCGTAAGTTAATCCTACTAATGATATACCAAACTCCTTATGGAATGGGTCTATAAATGTAGGTAAATGGTGGAATCCATTAATATTATCTAGATTATTATTATTAGCTGCTAAATATCCTTTTGCGTAATTCTTAAATAAACGCTCCATTTTAAAGCTACTAATAGGGAATAAGCCATTTGAGCTGTATTGAACAACTTGACCATTGTTTAAGTCATAGAAGAATATATTACCCAAATATTCAACAACTGTTTCTGGAGCTGTAGTTCCAAACATACCTTTCAGCACATTTATAGTACCAATTACGGCACTATCTTGAACTAAAGCTGAATTAGATGAAGAACCAACTAATTGAACCTCACCTAAATAACAAGATGCTGTTTGGAAAGCGCCTATTGAAAGCATGATAACACCCTGCTCTGTTGTTTTAGAAGCAAGTTGCAGCTTTTGTATAGAACCTGTACCTAATGGTACACTTTTAAAGTTTAATGCCTCAAAAGTACTTAATCCATTATTTGCAGTCCCTGCCGTGTAAACATTTGAGTATCTTATTTCATGCTGATTTCTAGTTTGCCCCAAAGTTGTGATAAAATTAGGCCATCCTGTATTTGTATTCCAGAATTGCCACATACTATCGTTAGGTGACATATTTTGAGTATAATACAAGGCAGATGAAGTATCTGTTCTTTCTAATGTATAAACATCTCCGCTTATTTGACCAGCAAGTGTGCTATACTCTCTTGATACAGTTCCCGGATTAGTTATTGCATAACAATCAGAAACTTCAAAGAATGGTTCATTTACAAATGTCTTTTTAGGAGTATATATCTCAATAAAGAAATTTGAAGTTGTTGCATTAAGTGTTCCAAAATCGTAACCATCAACAAGTATATAATTACCGTCTTGACCTATAATCCTTAAATTAATAGTTGGCGTTGATGATATATAAACCTTTACCATATCGCCCTCTTGATAATTATAACCAATACCAATTGAGTTTAATGGAGATATATTTAAACCAACAGCGTATGTTGCACTAGAAAAAGTATTTCCATACGTTAAATCAGTTGTACTTGTTGAACGAGTAGCATACTGTGCTCCTGCTATTTTAACCTGCAAAAAGGCTGTGCTATTTAAGTTCTTGGTACTTAATATTTGATAATAGTATGCCCAATCAGGTATCTCATTAACAGCGTTTGAATTACTTAAAGCCCAATTCAAATAACTAACAAATGATGATTGCCCAAAAGAGTACTCAGGTATATTGTAATTAGTAAAGTCACTTACAACACCACATTTTCTTCTAAATCTATCATAAAAACCAATAGATATATTATAAGAAGCTCCTGTTTTATATATATTTTGGCTGATAAATTGACCAGTATTATTATTTATAAGAATATAATAACCTCTTGGCAAAGTATAAGCTGCCGACAAATTAGCGTAATCCCAATCATACCCTGTTGTATTTGGAGTATATGTAGACGTAAAATTATTTAAGAAGAATGTTAAATTATAATCCTCAATTGTTACATCCGCCAAATTTAAAGGGGTGGGGATAAGAGCTGGAGGTGTATTTCTATATGTGTTATAATAAAGAACTTTATTAAAGTAAGAAGAAGTATACATAAAGTTAACCTCCTCTACAGTTGTGTCAAATGGGAATGTAGTTCTTTTAATAGGTATATAATAGCTAGTCACCTCTGAAGTAAATGTATTACTTGCTGGTGCGGTAGTAGTAGAAGTCGGGATAGTTAAGCTCGTTTCTACAGGCGTATCATAACCAGAAAGGTTATTACCCATAAACAGTCTACTTGTTCCTGTTTCTAATGTTTTTGTTAATAAAGGAACAGAATCAAAAGGTATATTAGATTGACTTGAATCTAAATTAGCGCCTGCTATATTATTATAAAAATCAAATGCCAATTGTGCAGTTCCTGCATTGTGCGCATTTATGGCAGCTAAATCATTTGCATTTGCCTTATCAAATGTTTTAACTATAAATATTATATTATTTAAAACATCTTTTGCGCATATATTAATCCTCTGTATTTCATCTTCAATATATTCAGAATACGGTAATTCTGCGGCTATATAATTAGCATTACTATCAGGAGAATTAAAATTTAACAATTCGCTAAAAGCAGAAAGCCTAGATTTTTCATCATCCACAAACTCATAGTAGTAACACATTTGAAAAGCAGACCTTTCAATAAAATTATTATTATAAGTAGCATCATTTGATTTAGCTACTTGTAATGAATAAAAAGGAGGTCTGCGAATTATCGTTAATGTTGTGTATGGTATACCATTTGGATATAAATTATAAGCAGTTTCCTCTGTCGGATAAGTTGCATGGTTTGTTTTTATACCCTTGTCTATATTTATCTTTTTAGGCTCGTTATAATTATCAGACCAATAAAGAATACCATTAATAACTCTACAGTTTTTATCAATTCTGTAATTCTTATTAAAATTAAGCCCTTCTTGAACCTGACTATCGTATATAACAGCATAAACTTGATTAGCTGCAAAATCAAAACAATAAATACCGTGGTCGCCAAAAGTGTTACATATAAACCATAACATTCTTTGGCCTTCCGTATCTATACAACTACCAATACAGATATTAGTACCGTATGGAGGATATACAGCTTGTGAAATTAAAGTAGTTCCCGGAACATTTTCAACCCTAGCATTACGGCCATATTGAGTTACCCCAACACGACCATTCATTAATCTTAAATATTGCGCATCTTCTAATAAATGCAACGAATCATCTTGATTCGCTCCTGCTGTAAATATCTTTTTACTTCTAATCATCTAATTAGTATTTAGGAGATGCTTGACTATTCTTTTGAACAATTCTTTTAATTTTCTCAACGCTCCAATCAGCTTTTCTAGCTCTAAGGATTTTTCTTTCACGCACGTATTCGTTTTGGGCCATTTGTCTTTCGCCCATATTATAATTTCTATTATTTTCTCTAGTCTGCCAACCAATATAAGCTTGTATTGTTTTTATAGCGTATGGGTCTATCTGAGTAGCCGAATCAGCTTCCTGTCCATCAGATACATACTGAAGAACTATATTTTCAACAGAAAATGTTTGGTCTAATTGAATCTGATTTCTTTCTTTAAAAATTTGGAAAGTATCTTCTTGATGTCCTGCGCCAAAACCAAAACTTCTACCAATATTTTCACCATAATCATTGTATCTTACAGTAAACCATTGAGCATAAGGAAGTGCGCCATAATATAATTGAGCAGAGTTTGAATCCGAAGATGTTACGTTTTCGTTCCAAGGTTGCTCTGCAAAATTCAGGTTTTCGTTCAAGTTGATAAGAGGATTTAGCGTGCTTGTAGGAGTCAATGGTCTAATTCTTTGCCCAACCATTACACCTACTGTTACATAATCCTGATAATCACTTGGTAATTCAGCCGCATTAATTGTTTGGTCTACAGGTAATATTTTTGTATTAATTACACGCAAATCATCAAACGTAATATCACGTAAACAATCTGCTGCGTAAACCAAAGACTGCATATACCAATGCAATGGGTATCCTTTTTTAAGTAGGAAATTTTTTACTATATAATCTAGGGATGCGGTAGTCATTGTTAATTAATTTTATTTGTTGCTGCGCTATAATTATCTACTATTCCAGTTTCTGGTGTAACTATTGCAAATTTGGCAAATACTTTTTCTATTATTTCATCTTCAGTTCCGGCAGGAATAGGTAATGGGTCCGTGTTTGAATAAAGTGAAATATCCATAACAACCAAGTACATATTTACCGTAGTAACCCCAAAAAGCGTAATATCTTTTGAAAAAACAACAGTAAAATTTCTTAACTCATACCAAACGCTACCTAGTAAATCATTTAATAATTTATCTGCTTTTATTAAAGCACCTTGTCCTAAAGGAACAGGTATGTAATCATTATCATTCTCATCAGTAACTCTATACACGCCCATATTTCTAGGAAGCGATATTGGCATTACAGGTAATGTGGCTTTTGCTTTTTCTCCAAAACTTGTTACTGGAATATCTTCATAAAAAGCAACCATTAAGTTATCTGGAATAGTTTCGCCTGTAGGTAAAGTAGCTGAATAATACTGCATTTGAAAAGTTGCGTTAACAACTTGCTCGATTGCCTTTACTACATCTTCCATTTGAACGGGCTGGTTGCTATCTCTATAACCACCGGCTAATCTTGTTAAGATTTGTTCAGCCATTAAATATTTAGTAGTGCCTGCCATTTTTATTTAGTTTCTTGAGTTTGAATTTGAGCGAATTGCTGAATATCTTGTTCAGCCATATTAATGCCCCAAAACTTCAACGCTCTTGATATAATATTGTTAATATAAACATCCGTAAACTCTAATTGAGTACTCGTATTAGGGTCGTATGTAATATTTCTTCCGCTTTGAGTAAAACCCAATACAGGAGTTGCCGGCCTTCTTAAATAATTATAAAATCCAGACTGCGTAGCAGCAGGATACAATCTAAAACCAACTGATGCATCTATAGCTATAGGATTGCTAGTTGAAACTAGTCTTAACTGACTTTTTAGCGCTAACGCCAACTCATCTTCATTTAAAAATCTAACATTATTGATTGTGCTACCACTTACGGTATAAGCACCTCCAATAAGATGAAGATAGTCGGCATCAAATGTTACTAATCCTGTTGAATCAGAAGTAAAGCTCTTTTGAACTCTTAGCTTCCTAATTGCATCATGAATTATTTGAGTGGTTCCATAAGTTGAAAACCATTCTTCAACCGCTTCTAATTGTGCATTATCTAGCGTTTGCATAGCTTCAGGTATAGTCACAAAAACTCCACGTTCTTTACGAACAATGAATATCATTTGATTGTATATGTCATTTATATTATAGGCCATTTTCTTCCTCCCAAACTCCCAGAGCTCTCCGGGATTTTATTAAATAATAATTTTTACCGTTGTATTCGTACTTCTCCAAATACTTCTCCTCAAATCCAACAACATCACCTACTTTTAAATCAGAACCTTCTGGAGCTGAAATAACTTTTGCTCTATCGCCAAGTCTTGCTTTAAATGTACTTTGCGGTAGCTCTATTCCCATTTGGGTCAATACTTCTTTTGGAATATCTAAATCTATTGGTTCAAGAATAATTCTATCGCCAACTGTTTTTAATTCATCTCCTTCAAACTTTGCATAAATATCTCTATACGAAGCTTTCCATACATCTCCATTTCCTGTGTCTAAAAGATTTGTAAAAAAGAACTGCTGTGTTTCTCCAAAACTAAATTGAGATTTCCACCTGCTTAATTCGCTTTCAGAACCTTGGCATCCATGAACAAAATTTCCACGATTATCACTAAAAGTTCCAGACCAAGTATGAGTAATTTTACCCGGCATTGCTACAATAAATATTTTCTCACCCTTACCATTAATAAATTTTTGATAATAAGGACTATCTTTTGTAACCTCAGTAAAATAAGCTCCATCTGATTCAAATTTTCTTTCAGCAACTACTGAATAATCAAATAAAACTTTATCTCCAACTTTTAATTTAGAAACAGTTTCAGCATATTCACCTTTAGGGTTTTCTGGCAATGCAGCTATTTCACCAACAACTGTTGCGTTCCATTCAGGACGAAACGAACCGTCTAGGTATAACTCTAAATCACCTATTTTGATTGTATCTTGAATAGGCTTGTCTAAATTAAGAAAAATATGGTTTATCGGTTGTGCGCTCATAGATGGTATAAAATTAAGTTTTTTATAGGATATAAAAATAAAATGCCCCCAAAATTTTGAAGGCATTTTGAATAATGGGTTAAATCATTAAATTATTGCGTCAATATAAAGCTCATCAGGAATAAGTCTAAACTGCTGCCCATTGACTTCAATGTCAACCCCCACACTGCTGGCAAACATGATTTTATCTCCTTTTGATACATTTTCAGCCTCTTTACCGGCCATTTCTACAACTCCTGTAATAAAGTCTTTTTGAGCTGTTTCGGGTAAATACAAACCGCTGTCCGTTCTGTCTTTAGGAGCATCTAGCTTAACCAGAACTCTTTTACCCAATGGTGTGAATTTTTGTTTCATTTAATTTAATTTTTGTAAAATTACTAATTTATTTCCAATTGTGGGGTATATCTACATCAACTCCCATGCCATTCATTGCGTTTCCGTAAACCCTTATATCTTCCGAATAATAGTGCTTAACAACACCCCCCTTTAACCTAACTAGCCAAACTGAATTTATATTTAATCCATAGTCAATCAATAAGATACACTCACCTGCGCCATGAGGTGTATGCACTTTTACAGGAGTTGAAAATTCATGTATCATAAAACAAAATATAAGTATAAAACAATCCAACTAATAGTTGCAGAAACGGCTATGCCTAAAAAAAATGATAAAATATTAAATTTGGTTTTCTGATACTCTTTGCCAGCAAAAAATCCCATTTGGTAATATTTTTTGTTTATATCATTCATTGTTTATTATTTAAAACCCTTACCGCATAGTATTTGCCATTTATAGCCTTGATTCTTTTACCAACCTTTCGGTTTTTAAATACAGAATCAATTTTAACACCTAATAGGGCCGCCACTTCTGCTGCTGAATCTAATGTAATAACCTTTTTCTTTCGTTCTTCTAAATCCAAAGAACAATCATAAACCAAATGTGTTAGCCCTTTTTCTATTTCCCCAATAAGCTCTGCTTTACCTATATACTGTCTTGGATTATTTTTACTTGATTTAAAAGCCATTTATCTACCTGTTTCTTTTTCTAAATATTCTTTCATTTTCTTAGTTGCAGCTATATTAACGTCTATCCTAGGATTAAAACGATAGTCGTACCACATAACGTAATTACCAAATTGGTCCCTACCCTCCATCTTAACCCTACTAATAACGCAACCAAATGGTTTTTCAACTTCTCTTGGTATTTCCCTAGCAGGATTACTATATCCGGTAAGTTTAATAGAATTACTTACGTTGATGATGTCACCCTTCAATAACGATTTAATTAAAGCGCATTTTTTGTTCATGTGTATTTGGTTTGATTTAGTTATTTTCCTTGACCTCGGTACTGAGAAACGGCTTTTTGTTTTGGTCCTCGTGTTTTTTGTGCTTTTCCGCCCTTTCTTTTCCCGAAGCTTAGTTTTGTTGAATTTCCTGTAGCTTTTGCCATAAAATTAATTTTTAATAAAATTAATCATTTTTACAAAACTACTAAAAATTTTAATTTAATTAATATTTAATTTAAAATGGAACTTCTTCTTCTTTTTCAGATTTAGAACCCGAAAGTAACTGTAACCCAGAAACCCTAACTGATAATTGAGGCACGACCTCTTTTGCACTGTTAGAGTATGTTTTGGCTTCTGGCTTGCCTTCTAAGTAAACTTGCGTTCCTTTCTTTAAATAATTTGCTAAATTGACTTTTTCAGACCAATAAGCGCAGCTTACCCAAGTTGTTTTTGAAACTTCATTGTTTTCGGAGTTTTTATACTTCTCCGTGTGCGCAACTGAAAAATTAATTACATTTTTACCGCCAACATTGTTGACTACTGCATCTTGTCCTAAATTTCCGATTAACTGTAACTTTAACATTGTTTTTTTGTTTTTTATTATTAAAAATCTATTTGACTAACATCATCTACAACACCTTGATTATCCCAATTAGATGGCAAATCTAATGTTGCTTGTTTACCTTTCCAGCTATTCCAAAAATCATATTTTCTTTTATTCAAAATATCCTGAATAATATCTCTACCTTGAACAAAAAATCTTCTAGTATTCCATATATACTCAATTGTCATAAATCCTCTTTTGCCTACACTTTTCTTTTTTATCTTTTTAAAGTGAACTTCTGCTAATGGATTATTAGTATCTATTTGAGCAAACGGTCTATGATAAACCATAATATTATTCATCTTATTATTCCACATTGCACCATCTGCAATATCAAAAACATCTGGGCACTCATAGTTTCCTGATTTATCTTTTAACATTGATTTAGGATGCGCAATAATCCAAAAATAAACATCATTCTTTTGAGCAAACCTTGCACAATCCGCTAAAAATGTTTCTAAATACTTATCGGTTCTACCGCCAAATCCTTTGTAATCATTTGTAAGCTGATTAAATGGGTCAATACAGCAAAAGTCAACTTTCTCTTGTATAATTAACTCTAAAAATTTTTCTTTTACATATTGAGGAGTTGGTGATAGCATTTCAGCGCTTATGTAGAATATATGTTTTGATACAAAATCATAAGCTGCTTCATAAACTTTATTTGGTGGCCTGTTTGGATTATATGGAGTGCACTCGCATCCTAAAATCATTTCAACATAATCATGAAAATATTCTTCGGCAGGTGTATCTTCTGGTGAGAATGTTGCTATCTTCTCTCCGAACAATAAAATCCTAGTTAGTATATACCATTTCTTAAAAGCACTCTTTCCATAGTTGCCGATACCAGTAAGCAATGTAATCTCTCCTCTTTTTGGTTTAAAATGAAAATCTATTTCAGGTACACCTATACCAATAACCTTTTCAAAACCTTTTTCATTAATCTGTAAAGCCCTCTCTTTTACATCAATACCGTAAACAACATCCTCAACTCTATAATTCTCATCTTGATGCTCCTGAAAATCTTTTTTTACATTTATTTCACTTCTAGTTACATTATCTATTAAAACTTCTTTTTGTAAAGTAGCTGTATTGAAATTAGAACGACTAGCTCTATAAGCGCTCTTAATTGCGTTCCTCATTTCACTCATAGTAAAATCATTACTAACTGTATACTCTGATGAAATCAAATTAATTGCAGAATCTTCTTCAATACCAAAACGACAACAAGCGGATGCTAATTTAAAAATGTAAATATTTCTTTCACCACTAACAAAAGCATCGTTTCTATTTGTTAACCATTTTAATATCTTAATAAAATTTTCAGAATCTGTTCCGTTAGAATCTTGCTTTACTATTTTTTTTTCTACTGATTTTATTTTAGTAAAAACTTCCGCATTTTCATTAATGTAAATTTCTTTATCGTAACTTTCGTAGCAAACACGACTTGGATTAATTCCACTTTTATCTATTTCAGGAAAAACTTCTTGAAGTGATTGAAAATGCTCCCTGTGTTTTTTCCCATCAGCTATCTTAACTAGCGCTTTTAATCCATTACCAGATGGGCTTACCCAACAAGCGTAAACAAATGGTTTTGAAATTATATCCGTTTGTTTTTCTCTCAAATTAAAAACATCATCAAAATCAAGAACAATAAAACCACTATGCTCAATAATTTGTTCATCTTTTCTGTCTGCTCCAAATTTTCCACTAAAACATACGCTAGGTAAATTAGATTTTAATTTTTGAGATTTACTTTTATCCAATGTTGCACGAATATCATTAACCAAAGCCATACTTTTACCTGAAGATATTCTAGATAAAGCATCATTTACGGAAATGTAAAATGGATTCTTTGAAAATATATTTTCGAATATTGTTACTTGCATTGTTTTATTTTATAAAGATTGGCCTAATTCAGATTGTCTTTTTTTATATTCCTCTAATTCAGGATTTAATTTAATATCAGTATTTAATTTAATTGTTTTTGGTTTTACTTTACCTTTTTCGGTAACCGCATCAATAACCCATCTTTTTACGGTTAAATAATCAGACTTGGTTTTGTAAGATTTTTCAATTTTGTAAGAAGATAGTAAATCATAACAAGCATCTATAAAATCTTGTCCATACTCCGATATTAACTTTTGATTTTCATTTTCTGACAAACTGATGTTATCTCGGTATAATATTTCCTTTTCTTTACTTTCCTTTTCTTTACTTTCTTTTCCTTTCCTTTCCTTTCCTTTAGTAGCATCATTTCGCATACCGACTGCATTGCCCTTGCTATGCGTTTGCATTGCGTTTGCATTAGCTAATTGATTATCAATATTATTAGACCATCTTAAATTAGCCGCATTACGTGCAGATTCTGTTTTTTTCTGCATGGAACGACATAATCTTTCGGAAAAAAAATGTGTATCATCTACAGTAAATAATTCGTAGTTTTTTATAACTGTTTCTACTTTTTCTTTAGAAGTACCCCATCTTTTAGCATAACTTCCAGTTAAAGCTATTGGTAATCTATAGTCAGTTTCATTCCTTAATTTTTCAATTAAAGCCCAAAATATACCATAACCCTCCATCCCTAATTGGTCAATAAGTATCATACACTTAGGGTCATCCTGAGAATTACTATCATGTGAAAAATAATAAGCATCCTTTGCCATTGCAATATTTTATAGGTATTTAGAAATTAACTTGGTACGGAAACGCAGCTCTTATCTTCTCTAGCTGCTTCTCTGTTGGGATTAGTCTACCAGACACAATCCTTGATATTTCAGATTCCTGAATACCCGTTTTATTTGCAAGCCACCTATTAGTCCTGCCATCTAAGGCTATTTTTAATAGCTCTGTAAGGTTTTTTCTTGGTTCCATGTTTATAGTTATTTATGCAAAGTAAGTAATAATTTTTCATAATTACAAAAATGTAGATAAATAAATTTTTTATGAAAAAATATTTGTTTATTAATTTAATTATACTATTTTTGCTTTATGATTGAAAATAGGGATAATATTTACAAATTAGCAGAGCTTCTTGACTTTATAATAGAAGTTTATAGGGATGGAGTATTTGTCGGTAAATATAGATATATAGATGGTAAAGTAACAAAAATTGATTAATAAAAAAAATAAAATGGAAATTAATTACAAAAATGAATTATTTGAAATCGCAGGAAAAATGGAAATGATTGTTGATTTTACTGAGATTATTAAAAGGTCTGCAAAAGAGATTAATGATGAAAATGAAGATGATGTTAAAGTTGAATTAAACTCAGTAGAAATAGTTATTTGTGGCAGAGGAATAGATATTTTACCAAAATTATCTGATAAGCAAAAAGAAGAAATTATTAATAATTTAAGTATTTATTAGATGAAGTATTCTTCAAGTTTTACTCATGATTTAAACTTTGGTGAATCAGGCGAGGATTGGGTAAATGAAATATTTGCAAAGGGTAAAAAAGTTGAAGTAAAAACAGACCGAATGACACATAAAACTGGTAATGTTTTTATAGAGTATGAATCAAGAGGTAAGCCATCAGGTATAGCAACTACTGATGCTGATTATTGGGTATATAAAATAGACGAGGTTGGGTTTGCTATCATATTTGAAGTTGAAATATTAAAAGCAAAACTTAGAAAATATTACGCAGATGGAATGTATTTAAAAAAAGGTGGAGATAATGATACGTCAAAAGGATTTTTAGTACCAATTATACAATTATTTAAAAAATGAGAAGTACAATAATTAATAAAAAAAAGATTTGTATATCCTGTGGTGTTTTAGATTATCATTTTTCTAAAAAAATGTGCAAGCAATGCGCAACAGTAAAAAGCACATCTAAAAGAGTTGAGAAATATGAAGAACAGCAGCACGATGAAAGTGTTTCACATTTAGTTGAAGATTTAGATGCAGTATTTAGCCAGTATATAAGATGTAAATACGCAAACAAAGAGGGGATAGTCGCTTGTTATACATCTGGAAAGTTAATGAGATGGCAAGATGCTCAATGTGGACATTTTATAAGCAGGAAAAATTACGCAACAAGATGGCTTCCTCAAAATTGCCGGCCACAATCAGAATATGATAATTGTTTTCTATCAGGAAACATTGATGTGTATAGGAGTAAGTTAGAAGAAGAAGAACCGGGTATTGTAGAGTATTTACAAGAAGAAGCTAGGCAAGTTTCAAAACCAACAAGAGATGAATTAAAATCTTTAATAATAGAATACAGGCATAAATTAAATTTAGTAAAGAAAAAATTTGAAAAATGAGCTTAGAGTTAAACGAGTATTTAGAAAGACCAGAAGTTGAAACAGAAACATTGCTTTACAAAAGAAGATTGGAGGCAAAGATTATTGAGAAGTTTAAAAAAGAATTTAAGGAAAAGATTGGTTATGAGCCACAGGTATTAACAATGATAGATGAGAGTTCTGATATACCAAAGATTCCAATTTTAATGTTAAGAGAGTTTATAGATAGTGTAATGAAAGAAAAATTTGGTAATGAAAAATTTGGTAATGATATTGCTAGACTTGCAAATGGGAGCCGTAATCGTGAAATTGTTAATTATAGATTTATATACTTTAAGTTAGCTAGAATAATGGGTAATGGGTTTGCAGCCATAGGTCAAACAATAGCCACAAGTAAAACAAGGAAGTACGACCACACTACTGTGATGTATGGATGTAAGTCATTTGACGATTTAATTAATACAAACGAACAGTTTAGGGATATATATTTAGACTTAGTAATTAAATTAAAAGAAAATTTTACCAGAAAAGATTTAGTATTAAACTAAAAATATATCAAAAACCAAAAAAATAATATAATTTTACACAGTTCTCATGTGTGTTTTTTGGTTTGATTTAGTTAGGGCCCCTATTATTCTTAATGGGGGCTTTTTTATACAAGGTCCATTTCTAATTCTTCTTCCGTAAACGGTATTAGATTTAAACCTACCAAAAGCTCATTAAGCCTGCAAAGAAGCTGGTAGTCTGATAAGTATTTTAGGTTTTTGACCTTTTCGTTTGCAATTAGCGATAGCTTAACCACTAATTGTTCGTAATTGCATCTTAAATTATAGTTTCTCATTTTCTTCTAACCATTCTATACGTTCTTGAATACTGAGTCCTTTAGGCATTTGTTTTTTATTACCCACTTCTTTGATGGGTAAATTAGCTAAGATATTAGGTTCTCCAGTGGTATCTATAATTTCAAGTAGGGTTTTTGAGCACTTAGACTCCCTGTTAAAATACACTCTACATTTTTCAGAACAAAAACTTTTTTTAGCAGTTCTGCTTTCCATTTTTTCACCGCAATATTTGCAGTTTTCTTTCTTCTTTATCATGTGTTACGATTTGTTACGATTTGTTACGTTTTGTTACGCTAAGTTACGATTTGTTACGATAAAAACAAAAAAATGTTACGATTCTGAAAAATATTTTAATAAAATTAAGTTAATTATGTCTATAAAATTAACTTAATTAGCTTAAAAATAGCCCATATTTAAACCTAAAATCAAAATATTCAAAATAAAGCCCATTAAGGCCCCTATTTTTTCAAAATGATATTACCCCCCTACACACACTACCAACCACCCTAAAACATACCTAAAACAGCCAACCACCGCCAATGTATTGCCAGACCCCCCAACCCGTTAAGCTACTAAGCCCAACACATGCCCGAAATGAAACTGAAAACGGAAACCCCTACCCCTCTGGCTCTGGCTTTGCCATTTGCCCGAAGGAAACGACACCCCCCGTTTTAAAACGTCACCCCCTCCGTGTCCAAGCGCGTTTCGCTTCGTGTTCATTAATTAAATTAATTGTCAGATTTTCAAAATTTTTTTTTGGGTTTTTGGTGTTTTTTTTCGTTTGGGGCGGTTGTGAATCTGTGATTTTGTGGTATATTTGTAAAAACTGAAACAATGCTGCTTGGTATAACACAGCCTCCTTTTAAATCTTATGGTGGATTTAGAAATTTAAATTCGCCGGCTAGTAGATTGCCGTTTTTGCAAGAAGGGGAAGATGCGGCTAGCAATGCATTGTTATCAAAAATATCTCAGCAAGTATCTCAGCAAGAGGCTCAAAAGCCAAAGAAAAAACAAAAAGAAGAACCAGCGTTTGGCAAAAAAATGCTTGGTAAAGCGGCAAATATTTTTGCTGATATAATGACAAATGAGGCTCTTACGAACCCTATCAGCGGTCCATTTTATCAAGAATCTTTATTAACTAGAAAGGCTTTAAGTAATCTTTCCGAAAACATAAATCCATATAGTTATGATGATGTTGATGTGCAAACAGGAGAAGAAATGCCTTGGTATGGTCGTGCAGTAAATACTGCTCTTGGTAAGAAAGAACCGAATAGACTTTTGACTGAAATGGCCGCAAAAGAAGGAGTTGACCCATACACCGGACAGCCTTCTAATGAAGCAAGAACAAGGATAGATTTGTTAAATATGTTTGCTAATAAACCACAGCAATATAACACTCTTGAACCATCGGAATATAAGCCATCAATCGGTGCGCAGAAGGGCTCAAAATACATGAAGTCAAAAGCCATTGAAAGTGACATCTTAAATAACATGTTTACCCAAACAGAACAGGGTAGAAAAATTCTAGAATCCGGAATACGTTCAGAAGCCGATTTGGAAAAATTATTAACAGAATCAGGCCTTCCTTATGAAAAAGGAAAGGGGGGTTATGTGATGAAAGTTCCCGGTCTTGGACAAGGAACTCTTGGTGTTAAAAAAGATAAAGATGGCACATATCTTAGCTATTCAGACGTTTGGGATGTAGACCCAACAAGTGGAACTTCCGGAGAAAATACAAACCTATTATCTACCGCTCTTGGTAAATTTGCAAAAGCAGGATTTGTTTCTCCTCAAAAAATTTACGGAAGAATATACTTTGATGAAAAAACAGGAAAACCTAAGAAATAATTTTTCTTTTTATTTTTTTCCCAAAAGCCATATAAGCTAGCCAAATAGTTAAAATTGGCCAAATAATACAGAATATCCATACATTTATTTCCTCGTAAGTAACACCGAGTATATAAGCAATATTTTTCAAAATGTAAACGCAAGTGTCAAAAGTTTCATTCATTGTTTTAAATTTTATAGTGCAAAAGTAATATCTCGTTTGTTAATCAAAAGTTAAAAGGTATTTTCATTATATTTGCCTTAGCAATAAGGTTTAGTTATGGTCATTATGCCCCTGTATATATTTTATATGGGGGCTTTTTATTAAATTTATTTTTTTAATTAAATTAATTAATATACCTTTGTTCTAAATTAAAACAAAACACAATGGCAAGAAACATTAGTCCAGATTCGGTATCAAGCAAGGTATCAGAACTGCAAGTAGGAGAAAGTTTACTATTAGAAAACCCATACACATCTGTAATGGTTATGGTGTCTAATCTTAAAAGAAAAGAAGAACACAAAGACAAGATTTTTAAAATTAAGTCTGTTGATGCAACGACCCACGTATCAAGAGTAAAATAACTAAAAGGCCTTAACTAATGACAACCAAAGAACTACTGCAATTGGTAGAACCTTCCATTGCAAACGCATCCACATTTAGAGAACTGTGCAACATAGAACAACCAAAGGAATGGATTAAAACAAAAAAATCTATTTCAAACGAAACTGAGTATGAATTTAATGAAGTAGAGTTGCTTGAAAACCTTTGTAGCAAAGTGTTTGACGACTGGCACTATGAAATAATTTTTTCTCCAGTTATTTGTCAAGATAAAAACGGAGTATCAGTAACACAAACTGTAAAGCTTTTTTATAGTAGCGGTAACAAACAATACACGCAAACAGGGACAGCAACTGAGTATGTAAACTCAATGAAACTTTTATCATTAGCTACACCAAAGTGTTCTACAATGGCATTTAAAAATGCTTGCAGGAAAATTGGTAAGCTATTTGGTGGAGGATTAAACAGAGGAACAGAAGAAGCCGATTTGCCTACAATTGTAATAGAAAAAGAAGCTCCTGACCGTGCAGAACAAAGATATAAGCTACTAATAGATGACTGCAACAGTGTAGATGAGTTAAGAACATACCAATTTGTGATTCCCAAATCGCTAAAAGAACATTACGACCAAAAACTTAAAACCTTAAACGCTAAATAACATGATAGACTTTACTAAAACACTTATTCGCTCTAGTTCTGTTGGATATTTAATGACAGAACCACAATCAAAAGCAGCAAAAGATGCCGGAGAATTATCAAAAACTGCAAAATCGCACCTATTAGACGTATATATTGCAGAAAAATACGGTAGAAAAAGAGATATTCAGACAAAACAAATGAGAAAAGGAGTAGAAGTAGAAGAAAGCTCAATTGATTTGCTATCAAGATACCTTAAAAAGCACCTGCAAAAGAATGAAGAACGAATTAAAAACGATTTTATTACAGGATTGCCGGATATTTTTGAAGGAGAAAGTATAACCAACGCAGATGTAATCACAGACATTAAGTCTAGTTACGATTTATGGACGTTTTTAGGCAACATTCCTGATAAATTGGATAATGTATACTATTGGCAGCTAATGTCCTATATGTGGCTTACAAATGCAGAACAGGCATATATCGCATATTGCTTAGTAAACACACCAGATAGCATAATTGAGCAGGAAAAATACTACCTATTGAAGAAAATGGATGTAATATCAGAAGAAAGTCCTGAATTTATCAAAGAATCAGCTAAGATTACATTCAACATGACCTTTGATGACATTGATATTCCGGAGAGAGTTCTTCTATTTAAGGTAGAAAGAGATGAGCATGAGATAATGAAGATACAAAACAAGGTAGAAAAAGCAAGAGAATACCTAGTTGAGCTAGAAGATACACACAAAAACTTCAATATCGGCAAGATATAATAAATTTACTAACAATAAATGTTTATAAATTGTTGATAATTGGTATTGAATAATTGATTAACTTAGTAACATGAAAGGAAAATTAAATAAACTCGGAGTTGTAAATAGCCTATGGAATAATATCCGCGCCAAATCAGGTAGTGGAAAGAAGCCAACTAAGGAAATGTTAGAGCAGGAAAAGAAAATAAAAAAAGAGGAGAAGAAATGATACACAGAACGCCAGCTTGGACAAGAAGTGAAGGGAAAAATGAGAAAGGAGGCCTTAATCAAAAAGGTAGAGATTCTTACAACAGAGAAACCGGCGGTAATCTAAAAGCTCCTGTAAAATCAGGAACTAATCCAAGGCGTGTATCTTTTGCAGCAAGATTTGCAGGCATGAAAGGACCAATGAAAAAACCCAATGGAGAGCCAACTAGGAAAGCTTTGGCATTGAGAGCTTGGGGATTCAGGAGTGTAGAGTCTGCTAGAAATTTTGCAAACAGACATAAGAAGTCATAATACATATAATTAAATTAATTAAAAATATGCTACAATCTTAACCGAAAGTAGCATTTTTTATTTCTATGAAACAGAAAGTAATACTAAACATCACACCACAGACACACGTTAGAGCAACACAAGGAGATTCAATATTTTTCAGGATACCAAGAGAGAAACTAAGGCCATCTGGATTAAGCAGACTTTTGAGATTAGAAAAGTACAATCAATACAAAGTAGATTTACTAGCAGAAGCAAAAACAAAATCCTTTGTCATGCCACCTCAAGGAGCATCAATTACATTCTTCATACCAGTACCGGCATCTTGGTCTAAGAAAAAGAAGAAACAACACCACGGGATGCTACACCAATCAAAACCAGACCTAGACAATTTACTTAAAGCTTTTGGGGATTCCCTTATTTCCGAAGATAAGTACATCGCACATTATGGGGAGCT